ATACTATACCATCAAAAATAGAATCAAATATAGTTTGTCCAAAATTACCAATACTTGTCAAGCCGTCTTTAAATCCTGTGACCACACTGTCCCATATAGCACTAAATTTTTTGCTGAAATTTTCCCAAGAACCTAAAACGCTTTCTATAGCTGAATTATTCCCACTAACCCACAAGGCTATATCTTCTATTAAAACGGCTAATATAGCAACTATAGCCCCAATTCCTGCTATAACTATAGCAAATGGATTAGTTAACATTGCAATTCTTAAAGCATTAAAAGCTTGTACTGCTTTGTAAATCCAAACAATTAATATTGATATACCAGCAATTCTTAAAGCATTATCTAAACCACCCATTAAATTAATAATAAACTTAATCGGCGTAATAATTAAATTTAATACTTTAAGCAATCCTTGAAATGCAATAGTTAAACTTTGAATAGTAGTATCTATATTTTGACTAATAATACCTTTATTCTCAATAAACCATTTCTTAAAACTATCAATCATCTCATTAAATACAGGCATTAAACCAATAGCTAATTGGGTTTTTATTCCTGAAAAAATAATCTTTAAATTTGACCAAGATTTTAAAAACTCTTTGCTACTTTTTATAGCTTTATTATCTACTATATAAGATAGTTTGCGTATTTCCTCACGTTGAGCATTTAAAGCCTCTGTACTTTGCCCCATGAATTTACTTAACTCTAAATTAGAAGAGCCAAATAATCTTTGAGATAAAGCTATTTGCTTAGTAGGATCTTTTAATTGATTTATTTTCTTTGCGGCTTCTGAATAAAGATCGCTAAGATCTCTTATATTACCTTGATTGTCTTTAAGACTTAATCCTAAATCTTGAAAGTCTTTAGATGTTCCTGCAGTAGATAATCTTGCATCACCAACACGTTTACTAAAATTTAAAAAAGAATTACTTAACTCACCAACTTTTAAACCTGTATTTTGGGATGCTGTTTCTAGCTCTTGTAATGTTTGCGATGCAATACCCAGCTGATTAGCTAATAGATCAGTATTATTAATAGATTTTGCTACATTAAGAGTTAAAGCATTTAATCCAGCCCCTACAACTGATATAGCACTATAAATTCCTAAAAAATTATTTCTAAAAGATTTTAATTGTTTCTTAGTTTTTTCTAACGACTTTTCGAATTCATCTAACTTTTTACTATCAATCTCAAAGCCTAATTTAGTAATTAGCTCACGAACAATCATCTTTGTTGCCTCTTATATTCTAACTCTTGCCTCATTTGCTGATCAGCTTTTATATCTTCCTCCATATCAAGCAAGGCATTAATCTTTAGCAATTCCTCAACACTAGCGGTTGTTTTTAATTCTGTTAACGTTACTTTTCCTGCTAATAAAGGTCTATACATAAACCATTCAGACGCTAAGCCTTCGTCGAGTTTTCCGCATAATTTGTAACCGCTCCTAGGTTGTTGAGGAATCCAAAATCTAGGAGCTTTTTGAAAAAAGGCTTAAAGTGTACCTTCATACTTTCAAAGATTATCTCGTTAGCTTCCTCAATGTTTCCACTATAAAAAGTATCAAAATTAGCTTTATTAATAGGCAATCCATCCCTTGTAGTACTATGCAATATATCAAATATAATATTTAAATTAGGATCATTGATATATAATGATGAAAAGATCTTGTGTATTCCTGAACCAAGACAAGAATAATTATTACTTGTTATTAATTCACCTATATCTTGAAAAGAAGCCCCAACATATGATTGAAATTTAACAAATAAAGCATAGTTTGTCATTGCTGGTAAAGATGATATTTTATAATTTATTCCATTTATATTTAATTCAACTGTCATACTGATTTAGCACCCCCAATGTATTTTGCGACATTAGTTAGTCTTATTTCCCATTCTCTATTGCTTGGCGTATTTCCATAAGTAATATCAGGGGCTTTTTGAACCCAAGCAGATAAACTTGTTAATAAAGTATCACTGTTACCATCGCTTATACTTACTGGAAACATTCCTAAATTAGGATTTTGTCTTTTTGCATTCATAAAGTTAGATAAAACACTATTACTTGGTGATGATTGGGTTAAAAATAATGTACATGTAGCATTTAAGTTATTTGACTTGGTTATTGTACTATTACCGTGTATATCAACAGTTGTAGTATTTTCAGGTGCATCTAATGTTACTGTAAACATTTCAGCGTCTACAAATCCAGATATAGAATGAGTACCTACAACTACTATTACTTTTGAAATATCATAATCATATTGTTTTGACATTTTTTAATCCTTTTTAAATTGAAACTGTACCGTTAATTTCTGCTTTATTAATAGCTCCTGTAAGAGTAGCTGTAAAAGTTACATTTCTTAAAATTCTATCAGCTTTATCTTGAGAACTTACATCGAAATAATCAGGCGTTGTTATGGTATAATCAGAATTAATAATACCATTAATTACTGCAACTTTTAAAGACGCTTCTAATTGATTTCTTATTAAAGCTATACCTTCATTTGTATAAGGAACTTTTGAATTTGAATTGCTAATTGTTGTAAGCATTCCGAAAATGTTTTCTTTAATTCTTTGTTCTAGCCAATCTAAACCATGTATAACATCAAAGTACTCACCTGAAACCATTTTGCCATATAAAATGACATCCGCACCGCTTATAGGAATAAATACATTACCATTATTATTTAATACGTTATTTCTTTCTGTATCAGTTAATTTACTGGCTGTTATTCCTTTTAAAGTTTTATAAGCTAAGGTAGTGCTACCAGGCAAAGTTGGTAAAATATCACCAAAAATTCCAGCCTCAGGTTTCTCAGCAGTTGCATTTTTTGTTGCAGTTAGTATTGTCCTTGAATAGTTTAAAGCTTTTAATTGAGCTAATATATTATCATTAGCATTAGTAAAAACATCTGCACTTTGAGAAGAAGTACCAAATACTCTTTTTTCTGTTTCTATTTGTGCCGCTAAAGCTAAAACATCGGCTATAACAATAGAGCTTGTGATTACAGCATAAAAATCATTATCAACCGTTTTAGCTAATGTATAAGCTGTAAGTAATGTATCAGATTCGGCTTTTTGGGCTATTTTTATTTTTGTTGGTTTATTTGGTTGTCCAAATAATTTACTAGCCATTATATATTCAGGTGTATTATTTGCAAAGTCTACTAATACATCCGTTGTACTAGTATAAGTTTTAACTACATCTGCAAAAGTCTCTTTTGTCTCACCTAAAATTAAACATGTACCAAAGCCAACTTGTGTAAGACTTGTACTAGTTCTGCTAATATTAATTTGTATAATATCTTCAAGTGCTGCCATTATATAACCTATAAATTAATTAAAATTTCTTGCCCTGTTAATGTATCTGTTACTAATACATTTTCTATTATTCCACTATCTAAATATCTAGTTTGACTAGTACCAAACTCACATTCAAGTATAGCCCTACTTTCCATAATACTATCTACAGCAGATGGAATTGATGAAACACCTGCTAATGTACGATAATAAACACATTCACCTCTAAAATATTCACCTACAAGATGAGTTTTTAAATAAAAAGCTATTTCATTTAATATTGATTCAGATTTATGTAATTGATCTGCATAAGCTGAAAAAGTTATATTTAAAACTATATCTTGCCTTAATTCTTGAACACCGTTATCGTCTACCTTTATATAATGTGGTGTACCATTCGATCTTATGTTTCCAATAGCAAGAGTCACAAAAGGTTTTATTTGTCTTGGTGCGTTTTGATTAGCTCTTAAAATCGTTATTGATGGATCTTTTATAGCATCAATACAAAAAGCTTTTAATTTTGTATATATTTCATCAATTTCCATCTACATCAACCTTAGATACTAATATTTGATAGTGGTTTATTAATTTATTCTGCCAACTAGCTATCCGTATAGCTTGATATAATTGATTTTCAATCAATACATTATCAGGATTACTTAATCCATCCTCAGATACTTTTAGTCTTGTATTCGTATACAATGTATAAGTTGATTTAGTTCTATATCCTTCTGGTAATGTTTCTAGAACCTTAGCAGGCGTTGGTTGTACACTTGCTTTTATTGTAATATAAGTATCTGTACCGTCGAGCCAAATACCCCTTTCATCTAAAAAACCATCACCTACTCTAATAACAATTAAATCTTTTCTAAAAACTTCAAACATATTTATTTTTGAGCTATTGCATATTCTATAGACTCTAACATAGCACCAGTATCTATTAGAGTCTTTGAACTTCCTTTTTTCCTAATAGTACTCTCTGCATTAGGAGGAGGCACATTATTATTAATTGTTGCCTTTATATCCTTTTGCCCCATTGTTCCAAGTCTTGCCAATGCTTGGTTAGCAGTTAATCTATTTTCATAAATTAACCCTAAATCTTCATGTACTGCATCAACCCACTTCATTTTTTGATTATCAGCAGTTGACCTTATAAATGATCTCTCAGGTATTTTTTCAGTTCCAAACTCATTCGCTATAGCGTATTGTAATACGTTTTTACCGTTTTTATTAACATATCTATCTGATAAGATACCTACTTTTACAAAGCTAGATTTAAACTTATCTATTTCTTTTCTTATCTTTAAATAATTAGTTTTATTATCAATAACTACTTGAGACATAAATACTTTTTACCCTTGTTCTTGGAACTATCGAACAACCCCTAACTAAAGCTTGATATCTTTGACCCCATACAGTACTAGATAAACCACCTGTAGACTCTTTACCTTTGTTATTATAAGTAATGGCAAGTTGCCCCTCAGATACACTTGCTATCTCGCCAGTCGCACCAAATGAACGGCTACCTATTGATAATGTGTGGGCGGCTAGATAAGCAAGCAAATCGTCCCTTTTCTCTCCACCGCCACACAATCCAATTGCAACTTGTCTATTAACGATATCTATAACAGCGTTTACTCTTTCTACAGGATACAATGTTGTATCTGCAAACTCAGGAGCAATACTATATAAAGTATCTATAACAGCCATTAAATACCATATCTAAAAGCTTGTGATTTAGGTTTAATCATTACAACACCACCAAATTTAGCCCTATAGTTAACAACAAAGCTATAGTTCCTTGGTTGAGGTTGTGAAGCTTCAGGATACAAAGGTATTTCTTGATAAAATTTACTACGATTAAAATCATAGACTATGAAACCATCAGCACCACCTGTAAAAGCTCCTGTCAATTCAGGTGCTGAAACAATTTTAACATTAGGATTATTTTCTAAGAAAAATTGTTTAATCGTAGTGTCTGAACTTACACCTCTTGCAGTTTGTGCAATAATTGTGTGAGCAGCTGGACTAATAGCAATAGTATTAGGCATTTCAACGCCATTAGTACCAATTAAAATTTCATTCATAGCTCCATTTAAGTCTTTTAATATTTCATCAGGAGTTTTTCCAGCCCACGGTCTCCCACCTACCCCAGTAGCTACCTGTACTTGAGTAGCTCCAGTAAACCATCCTTTAAGATTAAATTTTGTGTTCCCTGCAAATGCTAGTTTATTCATTTCTTGCATGATGCTAGTTACTGCTTCCTCTGCACGTAATGTATTCAAAGGAGCATTATTAAATTGAGCCGCCGCTAGTTCGTCTACTGTTACCGTGTAAGCACTTCCTATAGTTTTAACTAATTGATTAAATGAAACTGTATTTTTATTAACAATAGGTAGGTCATCTGATAGATCTGTTACAATCTTTGCAATTCCATCACCTGAATGTTGATACCAAGTAAATTGCTCTGCATAAGCAGGGATTGTACTATCTGTTGGAATCAATAAACTCGCATTTAATGGATGTTTCGCTAGCTCATAAGAAACTGGTACTATGTATTCAAGTTGCCTTGCTACAAAATAAGGGTCTGCATCCATTCTCGCATCCCTCATGGTCGTTGATAAAACATCCATGTTTACTTTATATGTTTGTTCTGTTTTCATTTTTTTCCTTACAAATTAATTTCTAATATTGCTACTGTATCTTGTGCCGCCGAACTTATAAATTTACCAACTAGTAAATTATTAGCAGCAACGTTAGTAAATACACCTGTATTTACTACTACATAAGCCTTTTCGCCTGCTACTACTGCTACAGAAGCCATCACGTATACTCTACCTTTTGTTAGCACTTTTACAGTATCACCAATTGCATATTTTCCATCAATCGCAGTATCACTAAAAACAGATATTCCAACTACGTCTACAGTTATAGCATCTCCCCACTTAAGTACTTGATCATCTTTACTTGTACCTCTTTTTAAAGGTAGACCAAATTCAATTTCTTCTTCGGCAGCATAACTATCAACCCACTTATTATGATAAGTTGTTAATCTTCCAACTGCTGGTAAATCATTATATCCATATTCTGCCATTTGGTAAATAATATCGCTTGTTTTTTTATTGATATTTCCATTAAAAGCATTATCTGTCCTTTTTTCTACAGAATGTTTTAACTGATTTTCAATATTCCTTGTATCCCCTAAATCTTCTATTAAGGCATCAAATCTAGCTTCTACATAATCGTTACTTTTATTGCTTAAATCAGCATCAACATTGATCTTTTTAATCACTGCTTCCATAATTTCACGCTCAGAACTAGCTAGTAAACTATCTGTTTTTATAACTTTTCCAGCTTTCATTAGTAATGCTATTCTAGCAGTTGCCTTATCAGCAATTAAAGAATCAGTCCTTGTTGCTTCTAATTCCTGAATCTTTGCCTTTAATCCATCTATGAGACCTAGAGCTTTATCTAGTTTTATTTGAATATTATCTACAGCTTCTTTTTTATCTGTTTTAATATTTAAATCTTCAACTACTGAATCAACCCTTGTTGTAGATTCTTTTAAATCTTCATCCATATTATAAAAATCCTTATTAATTAATGTGTTTACTAAATGATCTTGCCTTAAAACTCCATCTACTGTAGAATCAGTATTAATACGTGCTAAAACTCCAGCTCTTCCTTTTGCAACAATAGACAAATTGTTATATTCTATATTTTTTTGCCTATGAGTATAAGTTTTACCGTCGTAAATTCCATCTTCTTTTATAAGATTAACCTTATAAGCTAATGATAAGCCTCGCTTACCTTTTTTAACGGCATCAACGCCGTCTTTATGTGTGATATTTATGCTAACAGCTACTGCATCATCTAATCTATTCACTACTTCACCAGTAGTTCCAACAGTGTATTGATGAGCATTATCTTTATTAACTAAAGATACATTGTGATCTATAGTTATCGGTATTAATTCTAATGATTTTAAACTAAGTGAATCAAATACGTCATCAGGATGTCTAAGCTCTAGCCTTGAAGTTCCATCATGATTTATATACTCAAAGACTCCCGCAGTAGTGACAATAGATTGACCTTTTAAAAATCCATCTGCAGTCTCAGATACTTTTGGTAAGACTATATGATCTAATCTATATTCTGACAAAATGTTAACTATTTCTTTCTATTATATAAATATATATAAATAGATAATTAAGTCAATGAATATTAGATTAATATTTTAAGATATTTAAGATATTTAAGTAATTATACCTTTTGCTTCACATCTACAACCGAATGCTTCGCCTACCTGTTTTTGATCGCCACCTATAGAACTCTTTTTAAGCCATTTATCCTTAATTGAGTTCTTAAATATATTAGGATTTACCCAACTGCACACTTTATTATCTAATACAGCATGTGATTGTCTAACTTTGTTATCTTTCCTAGAAATCCAAACATAATTTTTTATACCTAAAGCCTTATGTTCATATCTAACTAATGCTGTATTAAGTTTCGATATTTCATTCCTAGCGATTAAAGCGGCTCTTGATTCAGTAATATCAAAGGTATTTTTTAACTCAAATTTAATCTTAGTAACAGTCCAGTTTTCTTGAAACCCTGTATAAATAATTCTTGATACATCATTCAATAGATTTTGAGGTATAGACTTAATTAATTTAGAATTTGTTATTGCCCAACTTCTAACTATCTTATTTAAGATTAATTCACTATCTGATATAGAAATTTTAGATAAATTATTATTCTCTTTAGTAAACAGGGTCAATCTATTTAAAGTCTTATTAGAAAGAAATAAGGCTAATTGTATTGAATCTATAATAATGTTATTGTCTACTTGTGCAAACGCTTGTATAGCGTCTAATTCAGATTGAATATTATCTAGTTCGGCAAAGGATGCTTCATAATTCTTAAAATCCGAAAGTTTCTTAAATATAGAAGCATATATTTTTAAACGTAATTGTGTGATATATCCAAGAAGTAACTTTTTTAGTTTAACCTCTTGGATATCAGGATATTGATTTAAAGGTAAATAAACAATATTATTCACTAGGAACTGTTAAATCCTTATTATTTACTAAAACTTTAAGATCCTTAGCTCCTTGCTCTAATCTTTCACAGATTTTAATCAAACTACTAGTTTTAGCGTTATATTCATCTGTCTTTTTGCCTCTATAGTTCAAAACTTGAGGCGTTAATTGTTGTAGAAACTCATAATCAACCTGCAAAGATTGGATTAATGAATTATTCTTTTTTAACTCTTCAATTTGTGAATCTATATTCATTTCTTACCTATTCTATTAATTTAATAATAATTATTATACATTATATATATAATATATCAATATATACTAATTATTAATTACAAAATTAATTAATAATTATGATGCCTCTATAATAGCTATAATTTCATTAATCTTTCCTTTGTAAGCGTTATAATCAGCAATATCTAGGTCGCATTGATCTTTCTGTGTACCAAAATCAACAATTTGTGCTTCGAAACTAGCAATATTGATTTCTGCCCCAGCTATATCATTATCAATACTAAGTTTTTTTTCTTCCTTTTGAGCTATTAAACCATCTAGTTCAACTAGTTCTGCGCTTTGAAAATCGATCAGTTCTTGTTTCGTACTCATTTGTTATTACTTTTTTAAGTTGTTGAATAAATCGTATTAAGATGTTTTACTGTTATTGTTCTGTTACTCACTGAGTGAGTACAGGATAATTCTATATAATCACCTAATGTAGGCATTGATACTATAGCAGATATTGAAAGCTGTTGTAAACGATCTGCATTTTGCGTGGATATTAAAGTATTCCCTAATTGCGTGCCATTTCTATATAAGACAAATGTAATCTCATCAGCACCACCTCCACTATGAATTGCTGAAAATGAACAATCTATCTTTGCTATGTGTGCAATAGAAGTATTACTTGTTATTCTATTTGATACAGGACTTAATAAACCATTTAAATTACTAGATGTAGTAATTCCTGCAACTTTAACAAAAACCCCTGCTGTAGTTATAGTAGTTGCTATTGCATTATTCTGCATCGCTATCATTCCTGACACTCTGCGACCATATGTAGTATTCGAAAATATATGGTTTCCGTTAGTATCTAAAGTATATCTTAATTGGGCGGTCGTACGGTCTATTAGATCGTAAGAACCTGTATTTGTAGCTCTTTGCTCGTATAGTTTCCCTCCAACTGCAGTACATTGTAGTTCAATCTTGACGCTATTTAATGCACTCCTGACATGCAAAGCAGTTTCTTCATTGGGTACATTTTGTACACCCCCGTTAATTTGTATTTTCCCAAGTGTAGGCGTTATTGTGCCAATTCCAAAAAGCCCAGTTTTTAACAAAGATGCAAAACCTGTTCCATTAGCTCTAAAAGCTAACCTATCATTTGAAGCACCATCTACATTTATATAAGAATAATCATTTGCCCCATCATATCCGAGCTGGATAGTATCATTAGCAGTACCTGCTCTAAAACTAGTGTTTGCACCAGCGTTTGTATTAACAAGAGATCCAATTGTTGACAATGTAGAAGCCGTCAAGCTAAAATTATTTGTAGCATCTGTTGATTTATTAAAAGAAAATGTACCATTTGATTGTGCGGTTAAATCCCATTTATTTAGATTCACTGAATCTGTAATACTGACTTTTGCACTATTAATAGTTAAAGCATCACCACTTAATCTCATCAATTCATAAGAACTAACTGTTGTTAATCCATGCCCCCAAGTAAAAGCCGCATTATAGCTAGCAACTTGTGAATGAATTGAATGATTAGTCCCATCTAAGGTTTTTATACCTATATTATAAATTTGATGGAGATTTTCAGTTTCATCTAAAAACATAATTCTTCTATAATCACTATCAACAGGTTTTAATTCTTGGATTAATAATCCTATTTGTGTAACCCTCAAAGGAACAGGTAAATTTGCACCTATAAAAAAGTTATGGGATGATCCATTCGGAGCGTTATATGAAGTTCCTAGTGCATCATATCCTATACCGCTTTGATCGTATGTATTGCCCGTATTATTATAAAAACTAATTTTATTAACATTAAAAGCATTAGGAAATTTAATTTGTCCATTTACCAAGAAATCACTAGTTAACTGATTACTCCAAGTTCCGTCACCTCTTAAAAATGTTGTAGTATTTGCTGGATACCCTGATAATTTTGATATAGCTATAGTTGCATTTGCAATTAAAGAATTAGTAGCTGTTGTATAATCTGTTATTTGTGAAGTAAGCCATGTTTTATTATCAATATATCCTTTATTTACTCCGTCTGTTAAAGCTATAGGAGTAGCAAGATCTTTTAGCCTATATCCACCCATACCAACAGGCACTCCAAAATTAAATGAAGCACCATCAACTGTATTTAAACTTATAGAATAAACATTAAATTGACCTACACCAGAATTACTTGAAGTGCAAATTGTAACGCATAATCAGCATAATTATTAGAAGGTGACGGACTTGGAACAGACGCACCAATTCCCCATACGTGTCGCCAAACTCTTCTATCTGCGGTCACAGCATCATCAGCTACTATTT